CGGAAAACAGGCCATTGGCCTGTTTCGGGGAATCTTCATCGGTTTTTATGGACTCAACGACACACAGGAACTAGTACACGCTATCAGTGTATGATTTGCCATGAGGTTTTTCGAACACAGTCTAACTTTTCATCCAAGACATTTAAGAATTACGCACGATTGGGACGAGAGGCAGATATGAAGGAACTTGATCGGATGTATGTACGAGCATCGAATAATGAGGAACGAATCGCCATAAAACGTTCACGGTATCAAATTACCCATGAATCCAAAGAATCACGAGATATGCGTGAAAATCTTATTGAAGCAACGAGAAATCAAGACCATGCAGAAATTAAAGGAATACATACCGAGATTGATGGAAAAAGGAAGTATACTAATTCCATCTAACACAAAATAATACTTCAAGTACAAACAGATGGAGATAGAGTATACTATACCCATGTCCAAAATCTTTATCACGGGAGGAAACGGGTTTCTCGGAACACATCTTCGTGAAAGACTGCATGGTAATCTGTACCTTTTTTCTCGAGATGAAAGCATGGATGGACTGATTGAGTTTCAACCAGACTATATTTTTCATTGTGCGGGGGAGATTTATGAAGAAAAGACCATGGTGGAGTCAAACATTCTTCTTACCCACCGGCTTTTAGAAGCATCTCGCTCGATTCCACATCTCAAGGCCTTTATTGCGATTGGGTCTTCCTCAGAATATGGACGCAAAGATCACCCGATGACTGAGACAGATTTTCTCGATCCGATGACGATGTACGAAGCAACAAAGGGAGCGGCATCTCTTTTATGTCAGGTATACGCACGGTCATACGGTGTTCCGGTGATGGTTGCGCGTCCATTTAGTCTGTATGGAGTGCATGAACTTGATCATCGTTTTATTCCCACGATTATCCGCAGTATCCGGAAACACAAAAAACTTCTTGTTGCTCCTGGTGTCCATGATTTTATCCACGTAGATGATTTTATTGACGGACTTCTTTTATTGTCTGTTCAACCACATCCAGGGGAAATCTATAATTTTGGTACGGAAAAACAAACATCAAATGAAGCACTTGTAGAAATCATTGAGAAACTTTTGAATAAAACAACAGAAAAATCAGTGATTCCACCGCTTCATCGGTACGATAGCGATCATTGGGTTGCTGATACGACAAAGGTTCGCTCGCTCGGGTGGACTCCACGATACACCCTTGAAGAAGGATTAACACAAGTGCTACTGCATACACCGCTGGAGACATTCGTATGAGTCAGTTAGAACATCGGGTATTGGAGTTGTCGTATAGACATGGACTCTCGCATATTGGCTCGTGTCTCATTGCTGTTGGTCCCATCGAAGCGATCTATAAGGTTAAACAGCCAAATGAACCTTTTATTCTTTCATCAGGACACATGGGACTTGCTCAATACTGCGTGTTAGAGGCATGGGGATTTGGAGATGCAGAGGATTTGGTAACAAAGTATGGCACGCATCCCGACAGGGACATGGAACGGGGAATTTGGGCATCTACGGGGTCACTAGGGCATGGAATTGGTATTGCGGTGGGCATGGCTCTGGCGGATAGAACGCGGAATGTCTATGTCGTATTGTCAGATGGAGAATGTGCGGAAGGAGGTGTGTGGGAGTCGCTCCGGGTTGCCGGTGATTGCCGACTTGAGAATCTTCGTGTCGCAGTGATTTGCAATGGATTTGGTGCATATGGAGCAATTGATATTGAAGTTCTTGAAAAACGATTACAGTGGTTTTACCCCACTTTGATTGTGAAAGCCAATATGTTTAATTACCCTGACTGGCTTCAAGGGAATGGCGCACATTATGTGAAAATTGATACCAAAGAAAAAGCGCGGGAGGTTGGATTATGATGCTCACACTCGATACTCGTATCACAGAAGATTTATTTTTGAAAGGGTGGAAGAACGAAATTATTTACGAAGTACAAAGAAAACGAAAAGCTCTCAATCTCGGTTTTGATGATCCCATTGTCATTACCTATGCAGAGGGTAGCCGACTGTATTCAGACTATAAAAAGTACAAAAAGCTCGGACATATTACCCAGTCTACTTATGACCTTATCTTTCCTCAAGAGCCAACAATGGGAGATGTAATGAAAGAACATATATATGAGATTGCAGAGAAGACGAAAGCACGAAACATTAAGCGTGGTACTCGTTTCTCGGTAAGGAAAGCATGAAACCTGTAGACCCAAAAGACTTTCATCAATCCCAGCGAGGTTTCTTTGCTGGAGTCCTGTACAATGCGATGATTGATAATCCTAAGATTGTTGTTCTTACAGGAGATTTGGGGTGGGGACAATTTGACAAGATTCGTAATGATTTTTCTGATCGGTTCATCAATACGGGAGCTGCGGAACAGTGTTTGCTTGATATTGCAGTGGGACTCGCACTTGCTGGAAAGATTCCAGTTGTCTATACCATTACTTCGTTTTATCTGCGGGCCGCGGAAACCATTAGCCTCTACATCAACCATGAGAAGCTCAATGTCAAACTTGTTGGTGGTGGTCGGGATGATGATTATAAACATGATGGACCAAGCCATATGGGATATGCCGCGCAAGACTTTCTCAAAAGTATGCCCAATATCACGCAATACTATCCACAGACCACTGACGAGGTTGTTTCCATGCTTCATACCTTACTCTCGGAGTCAAGCCCATCATTTATTAGCATGAAACGCTGAAAGGATTGTATGCCATTAGCCGCTTTGTTTTATCCCAAAGGAACACCAGAGAAGCCTATTAAGTTTGATGAATTGTTTATTCCGTATATTTATAACGAAATTTACTTTGATGGGATTTATATGGACATTATGACTGTCCTTGAAAACACGAAAACACATCCTGTGATTGTAGATATTGGTGCAAATATCGGGGTGACGGTTCAGCATTTTCGTAATTATGGAAAAGTCTACGCGGTTGAACCATCTCAAGAACATTTTGAAGCATTGAAGAAAAACAAAGAGTTTAATGGATGGGATAATGTAGAAATTTTTAATTATGCAATTGCGGATAAAGATGGAAAAATGACGTTTACGCACAATCCGTCAAATCTGACGTGTAACTCGCTTGTCGTAGACTATAAAGATGGGATCAAAGAAACAGTCAAAACAAAGAGTCTCATGAGTTTCTTCAAAGAAGCGGGCATTACTCATGTTGATTTTATGAAACTGGATGTGGAGGGAGGAGAAGATTTGATTTTACCATCAAAAGATTTTGAAGAAGCCTCGAAAATGATTGATTGTCTTGAAATTGAGTTTCATTTTCCAACCTTTACCCAACACGTGAATCATTTAATCAAGATGGGATACAAGGCGAGACGCTACACGTGTAGTGCGTGTGTGATCGCATTTACAAAATGAACCACACCTCAGTGATGATCGGCGGAAGAACGATTGAAGTATTCAATGAAAATCCTCGGTTTATTAACGAGGTGATTGTGGGAAATGAATACCATGATCTTTTTGATGATCTTGTGGTTGTTGATCTTGGAGCAAATATCGGAACTTTTAGTTTGTGGATATACGATCATGCGAGAGTGATTTATGCGATTGAACCATCTGCACAAAATATTGCATGTTTGAATGCAACGATTGAAGCAAATGGATTGACAAAAATAAAACCTCGACAGTATGGTATATCGGGGAGTGGTGGAAATCGTGCTTTTTTTGCTGAGTCCGATGGGTCTCAAGGGAATTGGCACATGGATTTACATCCCGTATCGTCACCTTTTCACACAATGATCCCCACAAAGAGTATCAAAGAATTTGTTGATGAAGAGGGGCTTGATTATATTGATGTTCTCAAGATTGATGTAGAAGGCGCAGAACAAGAAATTTTCGAAAGCGTATCATTTGCGTCTATTGCACCGATGATTCATATAATCATTGGGGAATATCACAATTACGATCCTATTCCTATCCTTCAAACGCTTGGATTTCGTGTGTATGTGGATCATCATCATTCAAAGTTTACAGCCAGGAGAATATGAAAAAGCCCGTTTGTTTTTATAGTTTTGTTTCTGATAACTATTACGATCCCTGTGGTGCTCCTCAAATGATTAATTCATTCAAACGGTTTCACCCAGATATTCCTCTTGTTATTTTTCGACAAGATATGGTAAGTCAAATCATCGGAGATGGTATATCAACTGGTATTAATTGGCTTAATGCTAAACCTGCTTTTGCCAAACTTTTAACCGATCACTATGAACTTGTGGTGAATGTTGATATAGATACCATTTTTCTTGGACGTTTAGATGCGGTCTTTACGAAGGAGTATGACGTTGGGTCTGTCATGAATCTCAATGACTATGAAAATCGGCACATTGAGGGCATTACTGATGAGATGTACCTTCAAGCAGGACTTGTTGCTTCGCGTATTCCCGAGTTTTGGGACATATGGATGGCGCGAAGTCTTCGGGATAACTGGAAATATATGTGTGCCGAAAATGATACATTGAACCTTGTGGTGTACGAACATCCTGAGTGGAAACTCAAAATCTTTGACAAAGACACAGAGTATTACGGGTGTAAATCATTGGGACGTGAAACAGAGTTTAAGATGAACGGGGATAAGGTGATGTGCCGGGGAGAACAAGTCAAATGTTATCATGCCGCTAAAGGACCTGCGAATATGCCAAAACTCACACCTGAAAAGATGAAGTCGTATGGATTTTCCGATCAAGTCATCGGATTCGCAACCTTCGTAGGAAACTACGGGAAAAGTGTGTGTTATGACATCATATAAGTACAAACCATATAGTATTGCATCACCACCGTATGACATTACGAGTGGGGGCATTCGTGTGATGTACGCATTTCAGTCATGGTTGGAAACGAAAGGTCAGATCGCGCTCATAAATAGTCGGTTTGATGTTCCATTTATTGGAGTATATCCAGAAATATACCATGGGAATGGACTAAAAGCAGACACGGTGGTGCGGTATATTCTCCAAACCCCGGGAGTCATGGCAACGGGCGGTGTTCCTGGTCCAACCAGTTTTGATAAAACAGATAAAATCTATGTATTTTCTCGTTTGTATGACTCATTTGGAGTAGATGATGACCATATTTTGTTTTGTCCAGTGATAAACTTGCATCTTTTTAAGGATTTGAAGAAAAAACGTACAAAAACGTGTTATTTGGTTGGGAAAGGAGTCAATCAGCACAAACATCCATCTGACTCTCTTGAACTGACGCGTGTGTTTGCTTCTGACCAAGCGGCGTTAGCACTCGTATTAAACGAGTGCCAAACTCTGTATTGTTACGATCCTATTTCTGCCATGATGGATATTGCACGTCTGTGTGGGTGTCCTGTGCGCTATTTTGGTGGTCATCCTTTGCGAGAACTAAAGAAGTATGAACCTGGACTTGAGGGGATTGATTTCGGACAAGGCAGCGACTTTGATCCCCTCAACTTCCGGTTTCATTATCAGGAATTGAGAGAGATCTTCTCAAAGAGACTTGATTATTTTATTGAGGATACGCAACATGGCTAGGACGATAAAGATTTTTTGCTTTCCCACACATTGTTCTAAGACAGTCACTCCTGGCGTTGATTATGTTCGTCTTATACTTCCGATGAAGGAACTCGCAAAAGACAAAAGATTTAAGGTTCATTTTTATACCAATACATTGAAGAAACCATTAACATGGAGAGATTGGGATCGCTACGCCCAGGAGTATGACATCCTTTACATTAACTATTTGACGCTTCCGTGGGATTTTTCACTTGTGGGAATGTTGTTTCGCAAATACAAGAAAAAAATTGTCCTTGATATTGATGATCTGATCTGGGAGATTCAAGGAGATAATTCATCATACTCGACGTATGCTCTAGGGTCAGAGGGCCGAGCAGTTGTTACAGATATTTGTCGGGAAGTAGATTTTATTACGTGTACAAATTCGTATCTCAAAAATGGGATTGCCCATTACACACAAAAACGTCATGAAAAGATTGTTGTTCTTCCTAATTATATTGATCTCAAACTCTATACTTGGAGAGCAAAACTTCGAATAGCTCCAACGGTACGGATTGGGTATTTTGGATCAAGTTCGCACTTTAATGACTTGGGAGAACGGAACTTTATTGCGGGGATTGAGAAACTGATGCTTGAATACCCCAATGTTGAGTTGTATACAATTGGGGCGATGATTCAGCAGTTCAAAAAGAAGTTCGGAATGCGCTATACCACAGCGTTTGGACACCAAAATCTCTATACGTGGGTCACTATGATGCCGGAAAAGTTGGGAAAGGTTGACATCTTTGCGGTTCCATTGGTTGATTCACCATACAGTAAAGCAAAGTCGGGGATTAAGTTCTTAGAGATGAGTTCAACGATGAAACCCGGAGTCTATCAGGATATTCGACAATACCAGGAGCTTGTCAATCATGGGAAAAACGGCTTTTTAGCGTCAACGGCTGAGGAATGGTATACCTGTCTGAAAACGCTTGTAGATTCTGTTGATCTTCGAGAAAAGATGGGGTGGGCGGCTTTTCAGACGGTGTTCGATCTTTGGCAAATGGAAGATAACGTGAAACGGTATGTAGCGTTTTTTCAATTGGTATTTGACAGTCCCGTCAAAGAGGAGTACTCTGTTTTTGTCACCAACGTATAAGATTACGTCTTGAGACACGATAGATGGCTTTTGAGCCAAATATGCGTGTCTTTTTTGTATTAAAGGAGGCGTGTATGGGATCACTCCCAAAAGGTTTAGCACAATATCTTGCAAAAAAACGAGGAACCATGAACCCCTCGTTATCGAGTTCTGACCCAAAGTTTTATGAACCCAAAATGAAGTCAGAGAAAAAAGAATCGGGGAAAGAAACGATGAGTCCGAAAGCAATGATGATAAAGGGGAAGGCGATGATTGCAAAAGGGGAAAAGATGATGAAACAAGCAGAAATGATGATGAAGTAAATTATCGTGTATGGAGTTTATGAACAATGGGGAGAAGAAAACAAAATAAAAAGAGACTCGCGATAGAAACAGGAAGGAGTCCAGGTTCTTTTTCAGGGTGAAGAATATAGTACACCCAAAAGAATGGATATAAAACAAAAGGGAATAGGACAAGGAAGATGAGAAGTTTTTTGAAGAAAAGCATAGACACAGTATATCATAAGGAGGGATAATATGGCATATACAGGATGGTTAGATCCAAATTTGTGGAGACAGGCAGCGGGAAATACGCTGGACGTTGTGTCTACTCCATTTAAAAAAATAGGAGCACCAGATTTTGGAATTTCCGAGTGGATCGCGGGCGGTCCCACAACCAATACTCAGTACAATAGTTCTGGAGGATTAAAAAATCCGTATATTCAATCAAATGCGTATGATGGGGCGTTAAGTACGAGTCCATATGAAGGTGCTCAGAGTACTCAGGGATACCCAAATCCAACTCCAACGACAACAACAACGCAAACACAGCAGCAACCTGCGCCAACAAGTTTAAGTACAATGGTCAATTCTGGAGACTATGGAGACCAAAATCCTGCTCAAAAATCATGGCAGACCATTCTTGCTGAAACGGGGGGAACGGGACGGTATGGTGGAGGTGGTCCATCTCCTGCGGAGCAACAACTGAATGCAGGATACGATGAATACTTCCGAAATCTTGATGCACAAATGGGGGGACTGGATACGCAACGTGGTTCACAAGAGCAGATTGCGAATAATACGTTTAATCAAGGACTGAACACGGTCAATAGCCAGTATGGACAAGGGCAACAGGATTTATCAGGTTCTCGGGAAAAATCTCTTCGTGATCTTGCAAATAATTTAACTCAGTCATGGCAACAGGGGAATGCGTATTTAGGAACACGGGGAGCATCAGATTCCAGTGCGGCACAACAGTATTCATATGCGTTAACAAAGATGGGGAATCAAAACCGTGGGGATATTCAGCAACAGTATGACCAGAATATGTTTAAGTTGAAGAATACCTATGATACGGAAACAAAGAATCTTGAACTTTCAAAAAATAGTCAGTTACAACAGATTTCCCAATGGTTTGCAGAAGCACAAAATGCCCTCCGAACACAAAAGGGCCAAGCAGCATTACAAAAGTCGCAACAAGCATTGAGTTATGCGATGCAAATGGCACAACAGGTGCAACAACAAGCGGTGGCGCAGAAATCTGCACTCGATACTTGGGCGATGAATCATTCGGAGAACTTTACTCAGTTGAAAGCGAATCTTGCCCAAACAGGACAATTTCAGGCCACGATGCCACAACTTAGCGCAACGGGTGGGGGAAGTATTCCATTTAGTGGACCTGCGATAGGAATGGGGACTGCACAAGATACCAGAAAAAGAGATATGTTTGGTCGGATTATAGGATAGGAGGTTACTATAGCTTCCCTTCTCGATCTTGCGAAAAATCTTTTTACTAAAAGTTCACACACGGTCCAAAACAACCCGATTATTCGATATATTTCTGGGACGAATGATAATACCTATGGTTATACTCCCAATATCGCTTTACGCGCGGGAGCGGGACTGCAACGATTTGAGCAACATACACTTCAAAATCTTCCCAACTTCCAAGATACGGGGGTTGGAAAGGCACTGTTTCAACCATTTCAGTCATGGACAAATGCGATTGGGAATCGAGCATATACGACTCCGGTGGTTGGCGGAGCACTCCAAACTGTTGCACAGATGCCTTTGGGGATTGTTCGGGGTATTGCAAATGCTCCTATTGCGGTTGTGCGCGGGTCAACACGACTTGGAGATCAAGTTGGGACAAGAATTCGTGGAGATCAAGTTAATGCGGGTCGAGCGTTAGGGGCTATTGGAGATATTGGAACAGGACTTCTCGATGCGTCTCTGCTTGGTCTCCCGAGTCTTGGGAAAAAATTTATCACACAAGCAGGGAAACAATCACTTAAAAACGCACTGATAACAGGAGCAAAAGGTGGAGCGGCGTTTGGTGGATCGTATGGCGTTCTTTCTGGTTTGAAAGAAGGAGAAAACAATCCCATTCTTCAACAACTTGGACTTGCTGCACAACAAGGAATTACTGGAACGGTTGGGGGTGGAGTTGTGGGGGCGGGACTTGCGGGCATAACTCATGTGGGGTCAAACTTGTTTCAAGGGCGATATAACGAGCGACTTCGCGCTGCGGTTAACCAAGACAGTGGAAAAATAAACAAAATTTATGATTTAGCGAACAATCAATATCAAAGAGAACGTAAGATTGGGACACAACCGCAAGTCGGACAACGTAAACTATGGGGAAAGAAAATTACAGGGTTTGAGGCAGCGGGAACACAACGCATTCAACCTGAGGGGGATATTGCACAATTCTCAGTGACACAAGGAAATAAAGTAACAGTTTTGACTCCGTTAGAAGTATTTACAAAGATTCAACGCGGTGAGATTTCTATTCAAGATGTGAAACCATTTAATGCAGTAGCAACAGTGGAATGGAAAAAAATTGGTCAAGAAGGATTTGCTCGGATAGGGGCAGATCCTAAAATACAAATATCTGGAAAAAAATTAATCCCACAAGGAAAACAAATCCTAATAAACCCCATACTAGAGAAAGGACAATCTCTTTCATCGCAAGGAAGTATACCACGAAGGGTCAAAGAGCGCGGATTTGTAACTTCTGTACAAGAAACGCCAAAAGTTTCAGGGAGTGTAAAAAAACTTGTGAAGGGTGGATATATACCAAAAGCAAATACACAACTTATGGGAGAAGCGCAAGCGTTACTCAATGAAGGAACGAGCATAGACTTCAAAAACACGAAAAACCTCGATCAGAAGGTCTCTGCAACAATTCAACACGCGATCAATCTCGATAAAGCGGGAAATCATGATGCCGCTGCCGCGTTGTACAACAATCTTTCGGAACATGGAACAGAGTTAGGACGTGGAGTACAGGCGTTTTCACTCTTAAATAAAATGAGTCCAGAAGCAATTGCATTGTCTGCTGCGGGAAAGATCAAAAAATATAATCTCACTGCGACACGGAAGATTCCCGAACTTACAGGAGATCAACAAAAGATGTTGAGTGATGCTGTTACACATATCGGAACATTAAAAAATGGAAGTCGGGAGAAAAACATTGCCATTAATGAACTTTCAAATATGGTTAATGATTTTATTCCGTCTTCTCTCACCGATAAATTTATTACGGCATGGAAGGCGGGACTGTTAACATCACTCCGCACGCATGAAAGAAACCTTTTAGGGAATACGATTATGGGAGCTGCGGAAATAGCAAAAGACCCATTTGCAACGGTTGCTGACAAATTATTAAGTCTTAAGACGGGGCAACGGACACAATCGTCAACACTGAGGGGATTGGGAGAGTTTGGTTCTCAGGAAACTCGACAGCAGGTCACGGACTCGCTTAAGCTTGGGTATGATCTGAGTCAACCTATTTCAAAGTTTGAGGTCAAGCGTATTAATTGGGGAAAGAGTCCTATTGAACAAGTATTACGAAAATATACAAACATTGTTTTTCGTACACTTTCTGTAGAAGATAAACCCTTTTATAACGTTGCATATGCGCGTTCATTGTACGATCAGGCGGGAGCAATTTCAAAGAATACGGGGAAATCAATAGATGCTCTTGTGAAAAATCCCACAGAACAGATGTTAACAACGGCAACTACGGATGCAACCTATGCGACATTCCATGATAAAACGAAACTTTCAGGATTGGCGAGTGCATTGAAACGGTGGGCAGGAGAGAAATGGTACACTCAACTCCCCGCAGAAGTACTTGCTCCGTTTACGGGAGTTCCATCATCTATCGTAGGCAAAACATTTGCATATTCTCCTATCGGTCTTATTAAAGGAGCAGTAGATGCTGGAAAAGTTTTAGTTGGGAATGTTCCAGAACTTCAACGACAAGCCTCACAAGAAATAGGACGTGGCATCATAGGATCAGGCCTTTTTGGTATAGGAGCATATCTTATGAGTAAAGGACTTATAACAGGACAGCCAAAAGATGCAAAAGAATCCCAATTGTGGCAACTACAAGGGAAACAGGCAAATTCTGTTTTCATTGGAGGAAAATGGCGGTCTATCAATTCTGTGGGACCACAGAATCTTGTGATATTGGCTGGAGCAAAATATCAAGAAGAAATGGGAAAAACCGATGGATCGTTGAGTACATACGCTTTGGGATTAGGAAAAGACCAATTGAGTCAAACGTTTGTTCAAGGAATATCTGCACCGATTAATGCACTTACTGATCCTCAACGATATGGAAAGAGTTATGTTGGAAATACTGCAAATTCTATTATTCCCAATATAGTCAAAGACATTTCAAAAGCATTTGATCCCAGTCAACGAGAAACGAATACTTTGGCTGAGTACATGAAATCAAGTATTCCAGGTGTTCGTAATACGCTTTTACCCAAACGTGATGTGTTGGGGAATGTTGTGCCCCAAGAACCTACTGGAATGGGTGCGTTTTTTGATGTATTTAACTCAAAAACTCCTATTGATACTGCGATAGTACGAGAATTTTCTCGACTTGCTCAGGGAGAAAATGACGCAACACCTTCTAAACTGACAATAAATCAAACCATTCTTAAACAAAAAGTTAAGCTCACGTTTGACCAGTTAAATACTTTAGAAACTGGGGTTGGAGAAGTTCTCCGTCCAAAATTGGAGACACTTATAACTTCTCCTACATACCAACAACTCGATGATGAACATAAAGTAAAAGCGATTGATGCTTTAGTTGGAGATACGAGAAAAAAATATAAAAATATCACAGGACAACAGATTGTTTCTGGAACACCTTCTTCATCTATATTTACTCCAATCGTTTCTTCTGGAACGACATTTGATTATGTTGATGATTTGGGAAATTATAAAACGGTTGATATTGGAAAAATAACAAAAATGCCGGATACAACGAATCTTGAGAAGGTTCAAAAAGAACAAGCGGTGTGGAAAATAGTGAATACTTTATCCCAGAGTGGTATGCCTCAAATACAACAAGATCAAATAATCAAAACATTGGGTGTTTCATCAAAGGATGCGGTATATTACTCGATTGCAAGTGCATCTGATGCAGAAAAATATGCGTATGTTCTTGATACTGCGGGAACACTACAAGGACAAAAACTTTACGACCAGTTGATTGCGTGGAGAACTCCGCTAAATGGCAAAATGATCTTGTCTGATGCAGTGATTTCAACAATGGTAGATCAGGGGCACATCACAGAAGATCAAGGAAAAGTGCTAAAAAACATTGATTACACATTGAATGGGAAATTGAAAAAGATTAAAGGGAAAAAACCGAAGAAGATTACCATCAAAGTTCCGACCTATAAGAAGTTTAAGCTCGCAATATTTAAGCCTATCAAGATCAAAAACCCAAAGAAATTGAAATTCAAAGCATACAAACCGAAAAAATTGACGGTACGAGGATAAGATGTATACTGTTTTTGCGATACATATTCGAGATATATGGAGGCACTCCACGTTTGGGGTGTCTTTTTTGTATTGAAAGGAGTCTATGGCTACATTGACTGAAAACCAAGTTTTAGATATTCTGTACAGTTTGTATGAAACTGATGATACAGGATGGGATACGACTACTCCGGAATATGTAACAGCTCGAGCATTTTGTAATGCCGCTGTTCGGGACTGGGCATCACGAGAAACATGGCGCGATCTCTATGCTACGTTGACGGCAGCTGCTGATGGAACAAAAACGCTTACTGCGAGCACGTATGCGTATGTGTGTCCAACGAACTTTTCTTACATTATTTCTTGGGTGCGAACGCTTGATAGTGCGGGTGCCTTGACGTTTTGGGAGGTGATCCCGAATGAAATGATTGCAAAACGATCAAATACGACAGGGAAGTTTTGTTATATAACAGGATCAGTGAAGGGAGGATTTTATCTCAATTTTAATGCAAAAGAAACGCTTACTACAGGACATACGATTAACTATGAATATTACATTACTCCCACTGAATATTCTGGTGCTTCGACAACATCGGAAATTCCTGATCCGTATTACTGTGTGTATTACGCACTCGCACGATTGTTAAAAAATGATGGGGAGGATTTTTCATATGAGGAAGCAAAAGCCCGAGAAATTATGGATCAGATGCTTACACGAAATATGAAAGGGTATTGGGATATTTCAAATGCTATTGAAGAACCATTAAATCTTGGAGCAGGATTTGGGAATTAACATGCAAAAGAAAAATACCGTTGCGATTGAATTGAAGGACTTTCGGGGGGGGTCAAATCTCTTGTTGGCGGAAGCGCGTCTTGCCCCCAACGAAGCAAAAACTGCAACAAATCTTATTCAGGTTGAAGATGGGTTGTGGAAACCTCGCTGGGGAAGCGCATATTATGGGACTGATCTTGGAGATCAGTGTGATGGAGCAAAAGAATATGTCAAAAGTGATGGCACAACAGAACTGATTGCAATTTCTGGAGGTGTTGCGTACAAATCTACCGATGGGGGGACATGGACTGCAATTAGTGGAGCAACGTTTACCGCAGATGTGCAGTGTTTTTTCATGCAGATTGCGGGGTATCTTTATATTGCCAATGGAACTGATAACTTGGCTCGATACGATGGATCAACGCTTACGACGTATACATCACTGAGTGCTCCTACGTCATTTGTGGCTTCTCGTGTTGCCTCAGGGTTATCATCGGGAACCTATACGTATTATGGAGAAGTAACGGCGATTAATACCATTGGAGAAACGATTGGGTCAAGTGAGGTATCTCTTACGGTCAATAAATCTCGGGATACTTGGGTTGCAGCAACAGATAAAGGCATTTCTTGGTCATGGGGAGCAGTAGCAAGCGCAACATCCTATCAAGTGTATATTTCAGATTCATCAGGACGAGAGAGAAAACTTGCTGCAACACCTAATACGTTTTTTGTGGATGATGGGTCTATTCAGATCAATGATTTTGTTGAAGTTCCCCTTCAAAACACGACGGCGGCTCCAAAGTTTAAATCAATGGGTGTATCGGGAAATAGAATTTGGGCAACAAACGATCCAAATAACCTGTATATGGTGTATTGGTCGGGAACGGGGACGGACATTGGGAAGTTCTCAGACTTTTATGGAGGGGGTTGGGTCAATCTTGAAAAAGGTGGTCGAGAAATGCCCACAGCCGTTACTCATTATCAATCAGGTCAGGGGTCGGGTATTGCAACGATCTTTGCGCGGACTCCAGAAGGAAAAGGGTCTATTTGGCAAATTACGATTGATTCATTAACAGTGGGGACAACTCAATTCTCTGTTCCTACTACAATGAAAATTGTTGGATCATTTGGAACAGATAGTATTCAGGGTGTAGTTGCAACGAATAATGATATTTTATTTCCGAATAAGAGTGGGGTATATTCTCTTGGCCCGGAAAAGAACTACTATGGCATTCTCCGAACGAATGAACTCAGTGTTAAGATTCGCCCGTATTGGCGGTCATTGCAAGGGAGTTTAATGCCAAATGTCTGTGCCTATTTTTTTGATTCAAAGGTTTTTATTTCTGTTCCGACCACGACTACAGGGAATACGCGAACCATTATTTACGATCTTGAACGATTGAATTGGACAGTGGATTGGACAATCGGTGCAAAAAGTTTCTTTGAGTATACGGATACTGATAAAACAACGCATTTTATGTACGTTCCCGCTTCGGGAACACGTCTTGTTGAGATGTCAGAGAATATTCGGGGGGACTTGGGAGTCGCATTTTCAACACAGTATACATCTGGTCGTCTTCCAGTATCAAAATTGTGGAAAGACTTTATGAAAGTGAAACGTGTATTTATTAAACTTGGAAATCCTCGTGGATCAATGAGTTTTGAAGTACTAGGAACACAAAAAAGCGCACCGTTTAGTTCGTTAGGCGCAGCAACCATTACCTCAACAACCGCAAATACGGGTTTAGGGTGGGATTTGCTTGGGTCTATTCAATTGGGGGATACATCAGGAACACCGGAAACATTTTCTGATACCTCAGACCCCCACTATATTCAAGTTCGGAAGAAGTTGCGCGATATTCAATTCAGTTTATCATCAACGGCGTATGATGCGGATTATGTGTTACAGGGAATTATTGTTGAGGGGAATTTGATTAAGGTCAATCCTCCATCAGCATGGAAACTTGCAACGTAGTATACTTAAAAAAGGAGAAATATGGCAGACTATTTTCGGAAAACAAAAAGCCTGTATGCGTCTACAACGAACACGTTTGGGACAGGAACGGGCGTTACGATTACTCCGAACTCTGTGTCTGGACTTCCAACGGATACAGAAATTACGCTGACCTTTGATCGCATTGACTCTGCGGGAACTGCAACCCCGAGTGCAATGGAGCGTATTATTGGCACGGTTTCAGGTGGAAACTTTGTGGTCAGGACATCTCCGTCTACAGGTCGCGGAGCTGATGGCAATTCTGATGCCGCACACACCGCCCCAGTGGTCGAGTACATTCCTAACGCTAAAGACATGAATGATGCGATTGATGGTCTTCTCATCGCACATGAGCAAACGGGCATACATAAGTCAGGGCTTGCACTTCCTTCTCCCGTGATAACAACTCCGCAAATTAATGATACGTCATCAGATCATCAGTATGTATTTGCAGTATCAGAGCTTACTGCAGATCGAATAGTTACGCTTCCGTTGTTAACAGGAGCAGATGAGTTTGTGTTTAAGGCACACACACAAACGCTTACCAATAAACGTAATACTGCTCGCACTGGAACGACTACCTCAAGCGCAACGCCAACCATCAATACAGATAATGTAGATTTTTACTCGATCACCGCACAAACAGAAGCGATTACCTCGTTTACGACAAACCTTTCAGGAACTCCAACAGAAAGGCAAACATTGTGGATCGCCATTACGGGAACAGCGGCGCGAGCGATTACCTGGGGAGCTAGTTTTGAAGCAAGTACAGTTGCGCTTCCCACGACAACAGTCACAACGGCACGTCTTGATGTTGGGTTTGTGTGGAATTCTGTGTCGAGCAAGTGGAGATGTGTGTCAACCGCATAAAGGAGGAAGTATGTCGTCTGATCTTTCTGTTAAATCTCTTCAACCGATGCCTGGATACGTGCTCGTTGAGCCGGCGTCCAAACAAACGCAGACCTCCAGTGGTATTTATCTTCCAGACTCTCATGATGAAAAGCCTCAATATGGAACAGTTCTCGCGGTTGGCGCGGACTGGGTTACGGAGCACGGCGCGACGATTAAATCGCCGGCAAAAAAAGGAAACATGGTGGTGTATAAAAAGTGGGGCGGAAATGACGTCAAGATTGGCGCCACCGAGTACCAGTTCTTAAAGTTTGAAGATATTTTAGCGGTAGTGGAGAAATAAGGAGGAAGTATGGCAACGCTTACTCTTCAGCCCGATGATACCACGGCAAAGGATGCGTACATTTTGAGTGATTCCCCGACAACGAATACCGATGGCAACGGATATATGGTTGTGGGAGAAAATAACGCCGCTGTTTCTGTTACTCGTGGGCTGATTCAATTTGATCTTTCCAGTATTCCTGCTGGATCAACAATTGATTCTGCAACACTGTATCTTACCCTTCGAGAAGCAGGGTCATTCCGTGCGAGCAACAATCGCACGATGAGGGCATATCGTCTTTTACAAAACTGGGTAGAAGCACAGGCGACATGGAATATCTACTCGACAGGAAATAACTGGGGGACAGCGGGTGCGGGGAATACGACCACAGACCGTGAAGCAACCGATATTGGAACGGTAGCTATGGCGACCACGGATGCGGATGAATCAGAGAAAACAATCACGCTGACAGCAAGCAAAATCCAAGAGATGATTACGGGGGGAAGTTTCACCAATAATGGATTTCTTCTGCAAATGGATACGGAAACAGACGACCAGTATCAATTTTATGATTCTACTGTTGCAACCTCAACAAAACGTCCAAAAATTGTGGTAAATTATACTTTATCAGCTACAGGAAACTTTTTTGCATTCATGTGAGCATAATATGGCACAACAAACGCTTGCTCAGCCCACCATCCAACTGTCCAATGAGTCAACAAGTGTTCCTCTCCAGGAGTTTTTGCTTACAGTCATCGGTAATAACGATAAGCGGTATGAGCAACGATTTAATGATACAAAAATTGCCGTAGACGTTGCACTTATTGCTGCTGATAAGGCGGTGGCAGCGGCACTTGCTGGACAAAAAGAGGCAGTCACCAAAGCGGAGGTTGCGGCAGAAAAGAGATTTGAGAGCGTGAACGAGTTTCGCAATACCCTCTCCGATCAGCAGCGCAATCTTATGCCACGCTCTGAAGTCGAAATCTTGATTAAAGGCCTCTTCACCCGAGCGGATAGTAATGAAAACCGCATCATCGCCATCGAAGGAAAGGGGCAAGGGAATAAAGACGGGATTGCGTATATCATTGGCCTAGTTGGTTTCTTGATTGGTGTTATTACTCTAATAGTACGGTTTTTAGGAATATAATGTGAGGATTGTATTTGGAGAACCACAACAATGACTTCTTCCACTGATCCGATTACTTGGTTTACCATCAACAATGTCGTTCCGCTCGTAGCCTCAGCCGTGATGATTGCGTCCTCGTTTTTCCTCTTGCAAACACAAGTAAAACTTCTTGCCCAAAAACAAGATATTGATTCAAAACAACAAAATGAAAAAATGGACATATTGATTGCACAACAGCAACGGATTCTTGAGAAATATGAAAGTATTGAGAGTCGGTATGGGACACTGTCGCTCAAAGTCAATACGCTTGAAACGCGTATAAATATGCGATAATGGAGAAATATGAGATACCCTGTGAATGACTATCCGAAGTGGTACATTGCCCAAGGATATGGTGCCAAAACAGCGTATGGTTATCATGACGGAGATGATCTCAATTTGAAGACGGGTGGGAATACCGATCTCGGACAAGCCCTTTTTGCGATTGCTGATGGTGAAGTAACGTCAGTCCATGACCATACCACAGGATTTGGAAAGCACGTCCACATCAACCACCGTGGGCCGTGGGGAGAAGTCTGGAGCCATTACGCACACTGCAATGAAATCTTTGTTTCGGTTGGCGATCGTGTCAAAGAAGGACAGATGATTGCCACGCTTGGGAATACGGGCAACTCCATGACTACACACTGCCATTTTGCGATCAAACTTGCACCTACCGGCATTGATGGGGTTGCAAAGACGCTTGATGATCTCAAAAAGTGGACGTCTGCGATTGCGTTTGTCGAACGGTGGATGCACGTCCCTGTTTCAGAAGTTCCTCAAGTCCTTCAAAAGTATGGAAAAGGGTCGCTTGCCGATCTGGTGGTCTACATGGACGATCTGATTCGATGGAATGAGGAAAAAGGCAATCTTCTTGAACAAGAACAGGAAGCAAAGAAACAATCGGATACGAACCTGTCTGTTGTGTGGGATACGATTCTCAAAAACACCCCCGCAGAGCGTGTCAAACGGGGAGATTTGACTGCATTGGTGTCGTACCTGACCGAAGCGACCCAGAATGAGGATAAGGTCATCTCACTCCAGAAAATGTACGACCAAGCAACGCAAGTCTACCAGGCACACCTCGTGGAAGCCCAAATCAAGATTACTGCGCTGGAAACAGCGCTTGCCGATCTCAAAGAGAAAGTCCAGAAATTACAGGATCAGGCGGTCTTACACGAGGCGGTCATTGAAAAGCCCCCGATCCAAAAACTCATTGAGTTTTTTACCACCGTATTCGACCAATGGAAACACTAAGGAGGCGTCTATGTCAAAAATGACACTGTATACAGCGAAAGCGTGGGAGATTGACGTGAAAAACCCCGCTTTTCAAGCAAAGCTCAAGAAAAACTTGACGAATGCCTTGAAGTTCCTTTCACCACCGATTGTGATGGTCTTACTTGACCTCCAAGCGGGGAAAGGATTGGAGAACGCCCCAAGTTATTTTAAGGTCTGGGCGTTGGGCGTTTTGCTCGACTTTTTCTTGAAACTCAAACAAGATACACAACTCAAACAATAGGAATTGTGTCGTGGAAGACAAACTATGACCGTTGAACATCGCCTCCGTCCAGAATCAGGGGTGAGCTGTCTTCTGGTGTTCTGCGAAACGTGTGGAACGAAACATACGAGAGGAAAGCACCTTGTTCCACCTATTCACCACGGCTATGGTAAGAGTACAGAACCACTCTCAGAAGGTGAACAAGAAGCGATGACTCGTGTCGCAAAAACTCATGACAGACAGTATCCCGATCATACGATTATCATGTACCACTACACACCATGACTCCCTACGAGATGTCCTTCATACGTCATCTCGCACAAGAACTTGTGAAACCAGACATTGCTGTTTTTCTCCAATCCGCAGTTTTTTTCGCAATGGCATTTTCCCAGAAACAACGGGAGTGGATTAAAACGCGAGATCGGACGTGCCAAGCCCCATTCAAACATTTATGTTCATGGAACAAAGGAACGATACATCAACACATTCATCATATTTTGCCCCAGCGTTATTGTGAGGCGATTGGGATTGAAAACGCTGATTTTGGAGAAAATGGTATTGCACTCTGTGATAATGCCCATGTGGGAAACCCTAAATTCCCAGATGATCCCTGTATTCATCCCGACATTCGAGAAGCGAAAACCTACTATGGAGAAAACCACGCATCCATTGAGGAGGTTTTTGTGAAGCGTAATACTCTTGTCGAACAGAAAATGGCGTACTGGAATACGATGTATGATAGGATTTTCCATGCCCTCGCAATTCGGAATACACAACGTTCAAAAGATCAATTTCCTCTAAAAAATGGAAAAAATGTTAAGAAATAAACTTTTCTGTTGTTATCTCTTTCTTTTTATGATGCATTTTAGCATGTTCAGAAACATTCATTATCATAAGATTTTCTAATCGATTATCAGTTTTATTTCCATTTATATGATGTACTACTTCTTTTTTTTGTAAATATCTACCAAGATGTTTTTCTATAACAAATCTGTGTTCATATTCATAAATTCTTCCTATCTTATTCGGATAATTTTTTGGCGCTCTGACAAGAACATAATATTCATATATTTTCCTTATATTCTTTTTATATTTAGGACTATTTTCTCCTATGAAATAAGACTGGCGACACTTTGAAGAACAAAAATTGAATTTATGTTTTCTTATTTTTCTCCATTTATAGGAAGATGGAAAAATTAAATACTCTTTTTTACAAAACATACACATCATTTTTGTTTTTTCTTTTATGAAAGACCTATACATACATTTTCTAGAACAATATTTTGATTTATCAAGATAACATTGAGATTTGTAAAATGTTTTACCACACTGTTTACAGGAAATAATTTTTCCTTTTCTTGGTTTCATAATTTAATTATACATAATAATATATCATTATGCAAGAACAGACGGGGCTACGGAGAATGGGTGGCAGATGTTCCAAAGAAAGAAAAGGTGATATACTCGTTGTGGTGCGTGCATTCGAGTCCGCCTGATCGAATGTTCAATGAACGTCCAGGGAAACCAGGATGGACGCTCTCAATCGGAGCGGTTTGGCACACAACGCATTCTAGATACGGGAATAGATTGATACCCCATGCGGAGTGAAAAGAACCAGCGCACCACACTACTCCCAGTGTTTGCGTATGATGGTCTGCATATACAAGCCTGGGATGTGGGGATCATTGTGCAATGGTATCAATACATGACCGAGCCTCTTCCCATCCGCTCGCAACTTTCGATGTGATTCCCGCATGGGTGAGCGCATCTCTCCACGCCTTCTGTGCGGCACTGAGTACCCCTGTTTTCTCTCGTTTGAGTTCTAAGAAGAGAATCGTATGGGGAAAGACAATCAGAAGATCAGGAACGCCTGGGCGCACTCCTGAGCGTTTATTCTTCATTTTGACCCCCCAGGAACGAGTGAATGTACTGGAAGGAATGGCAGAGAAACACACAACCTTTTTCTGGAGTGTTAAGAGTTCGAGATACTCAACCACTTGGCACTGGAGGGCAAACTCTGATTGAGGGATAATCATGTTCCTCTTTTTCCTTTTTCTCCCTGCCGAGGGGCTGTGCTGGTATGGTATGGGTAGAGAGGCGTTTTTGCTGTAAACTACGTTTTTCAACGGCTCGGAATTGCACCGTGCTATTTCCTCTGTTCCCCATACCGACCCAGCACATCCACCCTCAGGGGGTCATCCTTCTATCTATTGATTTGCTTCCATAAATGCTTGTGCAAATCCTCTAGGGGTAATTGACCTTCTAGCTTGTCTATCCATCTTTCCAAAGGCTTCTGGGTGAATATCCTTGCTTCTCATGTAATCGAACTTCGGTAACTGTTGCGAATAAGTCTTGTGTTTCTCAATCTGCTCTACCGTCCTGACGGTAGATATATCCGTTACAATTTTCACTGGAATTTTGAAGTAACCCCAAATAGCTGTTTTCTTTTTGTAGGCGTCCCCAAACTCCCAGGGAGAGAAAACAAATGGGGGATGTCCCATAAACCACTTGAGTCTACCATACCAGGGATTCTCCAACGCCCAAAACTTTAAGGGACTGTATTTCTGCTGGTCGCTTTCGGTATCAAACTGAAAACCTCTAATGATCTTCAAACACGCATCCACAATCTCCCATCCTGTTTCTAAATTTCTCGGAGTTTTGGCGTTAGTTCGGGCATCAGAGAACATCGTGCATGGAGGTGCTGCAAGTATCCCATAGACGTTTTTGGGTGGTATATAGGTTCGCACATCATGTTCAGGGATGGTGATAACTCGGACATCATATCCAGCCTCGGCATATGGACGACTCCACGCACCTGTACCACCACATAAGTCTAGTATTATTTTATCGTTATTTTTCATTCATCCTCTTGTGGTCTTTACTATATTGTTAGAAGTCTTGTTTGATTTCTGGAGTGTGATGCGAACGATTGCCCCTACAGAATGAGCAAATACCTCTCCTGATGGCTGTTCTCCAATCGTATCGTAGATGTATTCCATTGCGTGTACCGCTTCGTGCGCGAGTGTCCCGAGTAAATCAGTAGTCGTAGGCTGTTCATGCAAGATAATAAGCGGATGGTAGCCTCGAGTATAGTATGTTCTACCTCGAAAGTCATTTAATTGAACATTAGCGATATGCCCTCGCTTTTTTAGGACGCGCCGACAAAAAGACTCACTACCCCAACACACCACAACCTTGTACTCGTTGTTGAGTATGGCAATTTCTATCTCTCTGCCATCTGTCTTCTTCATCGTGAGCCTTTCTTCGTAAGATACTGCGTTTCTCCAGTGGGTATATGTGGAAGATCATTTGATTGTGGTGCGTTCATTGCTCCGCAGTCATGCGTAGGGAAAAACTCTGGATCAAATGACCATCCACAATGCGGACAGTCAATAAAATGCTCAAACGTTGCGGGATCTTCAATGTCCACTGTCTTTCCTTTTCCCACCATCACTGATGCGTGTTTCTTGTTTGTTTTCTTACTCATCTGTTCCTTTCAGTGGGGGGTGGGAGAGTTCATCTTTTAATGTGTAAAATCTTCCAGTAAACCCTGCTCCGTATGGCAAGATGTCTTCAACTTTGCGTAGGACTGATTGCCGTTCTTCTTCTCGAATACGATCTTCGAGAGCGGATAATTCGTCTTTGTAATGTTGTTGTAAACACCGAACTCTGCCCTTGTTGTATCCGTTTGTAAATCCCTTTTTTAGTGCTTCTTTTCGTATGGTCGCAATGAGGGAGAGAAGTTGGTTTACTCTAAATTGCACGGGAGTAGGAAAATAGTGTATCCCATGTTTCCCGTCATTAAGTCCTGTTCCGTATAGGGATTCGCAGATCTCCTCTACTTGTGTGCGAGGGTTACTTGCCATGTGTCCCCCCGTGTTCTGGCATAGTACCCTTTGCTAATCTTGGACTTTCCCAGAGCAAGAACTTAAGAAACAGGAAACGAAAGATATGTACTCCCCACCCTGCGTACCAGAGAAAACAGATGTCGCACTGTTTGTGGTGTCCTTTTTGACCATGCGGAACGTAATCAGAGTAGGCGGTGAGATACGATGTACCGAGTGGGATTTTCATTTGGTTTCTCTTTCTGTGTGTACTGTTTCGTCATGTAAAAACTTTCCGAGTGCGTTGTAGAGTTCAATCAACCCTTCAAGTTCATACTCAAACGAGAACCCAAAACCCATCGTAAGCAGATATTTCCCATTGTCCTTTTTTTCGATCTCGATCATATTATCCTTTCTGTGAGCTTGGTGAGTACATCGTCTAAGGCTTGGTTATACCAGCGATCTTCTTCTGTTTCCCAATAACCTCTCTCGTTTTTCTGGGTGGGAGTAGTATATTCTCCCTCAAAGGTATCCGTTGCTGGTTTATTTCTCATATTCCTCCGTGTGTGTATCGAGGAGGGCGAGAACTACATCGAGTGCTTCGTTATAACTTCCAAAACCCTGACTCTGCTTGCTGTTTCGTTTTATCGCACAATCGCAACACCGTAAAGCAAAAATGTGCCTGTTGGTTATATCTACTCCACAATCAGGGCAGTTGTTGTAGGTTCTCTTGTACGCCTCTTTTCGTGCGTGGGTTCTTCCATCCCCTGTCTTTTTCATTGCTTTAATTTGCTCTGCCAGCGTGTGTCTTTGGGTAGCGAGAATGGCGCGGATAAACTTCTTGATTCTTCCTGGAATGCCCCTGGCTGTAGATAGGCTTCTCTCACCTCTAACGTCTCGGTAACAGAATTTCTCGTCAAACTCTGCTTCCCATTCCGCTGGTGGTGGGGGTGTCTGATGGGGGGATAGGACATCTTTATTACAGACGCTACACCAGAAACTGGCAGTCCTGAGGCTTTTACGATGCCTGATTATCGTTCGAGGCGTACCGCAAATGGAACACACAACGGATTGTTTAGGCATAGTCCTCCTGATGGGTGTGGATGGTCATAAACACCTTCCTGGAGTGTAAGTCAAATACCAATAGTTTTTTACCTCAGAACATGGAGCTTGCCAGTATAAATAGAAACTAAAACATCCTAAAACAATAAGGGCGAGTATAAAAATAAGGTATAAAAGGTCTTTCATTCTTGCTCTCCTCGTGTCTTAATAGTTACCCATTGCATAAAATCACTGTTTGGGTCGGCTACTCTCTCTTCCATGAGTATCTGAAACATCACGGGGTCTTGGTTGTACAGGTAATCTCCATAGTTGCGTTTTACTGCGCCATAGTTTCCACGTTTCCCGTACCGATCATCAGCGAACCCATAGCGTTCGTTCAACCACTCCCGAAAGAGTTTTTTGGTGATTCTCATTGTTCTCCTCGTGTATGGGGGTGCATACTAGCCGTATGTATGGGTTCTTTCTGGGGTGGTTCTATAGTTTCCAAAGTAATATTGCTTTCGACCTCGTTTCCCCAAACATCCCACCCTGGACGTTTAGAACGAGCAAATAGTTCGAGGTATTTCCCAGGACTTGCTTTCTCAATAAGTTCATGGAAAAACACGGGCTTTTTACTGTGTTGGTTAAACGGGCGAGTAACAGCAAAAGCGGTAGGAAGTTGAATCATATTTTTTAGTCGCATTTTACCCTTTACACAAAAAAGGAGGTGTTCTGTTGAGTTTCGGAAATAATACCCCATCCCCATACTTGGGATGTCTTTCCCTTTCCTTGTTTTAACCCAAGTAATGATTGTTTTTGGGGTAAATCCCCAAGCACGAGCAACGGCGTGAGCTTCAACCATAAAGGCGTTTGTCGTCCAAAGATAAAGGTGTGCGTTTTCTTCTGATGGAATAGCAAGCGATGATATGTCTTTAATAGTCATAAGTTTGTACCGCGCTAAAGCAGATGGTGAAGAAGTCGGGTGATTGTAGCTTTTAGGACGGGCTTCTTTCGTAGATCCAAAAGGCCTACTCGCTTTATACGGCCAGGGTGGATCAGCAAGAATTGTTTTATACCTAATCATTTGATAATCTCATTAGTAATCATTCTTCGTATTTGGTTCCTGGTTTCTTTATCTCTTATCGGAAAATCGGTAGTCTCATACTTTTCTAACTGTAGTTTTGGGAGGTTAAGTATTCGTTCTCGTTCTGCTTCCTCTCCTTGGTGATATGCTTGGATGAGTAGTTTTTCCAGTTCGTCTTTCCAGATAACATAGTGTTTTTCTGTTGTTTCGTGGTTGCAAAAATATGGACTGGAACAATCTTCTAGTTGCTTGAGTGCTTCTTCGATGATGGGGGGTTTGGTGTCTGTGGTCATTGGGCGGGTATCCTTAGCTAAATTCTATCGGTTGATCTTCGTCTATACTTGCTTGGCAAAACTCCATAAGGATTGGAAATGAGTCGTCTGATTGTTTATCATGTATCATTGGGTAGTCCTTTTTCGCTTGTTCAAGTATCTCTCGTGCTTCATCAACGCTCAACTGTCCATCGCAGTCTGAATGATTAAAGAAACATTGGAGGGGTTCTTCTGTCCAGGCTTTTGTGCCTTTGTAACCCTCCATATCATAAAGGTTGAAGCCGAGATGTTTCGCCCATGCCTTGCGAAACTCACCAAACCCAATATAACTTCCAATCTTTGAGTTTGTACTTGTGTGTCCTTTGACGTGTAGATCTAATCCCATAACTCTCCTTGTATTTTTCTTCCTTCTCGTTCTCAATTATTGCTTCTCACTTTCCTGAAAATTCTTATCTTTTAAGATATACCAGGTGTTTTCTTTTAATATTTTCCCAGCAATCTTTTCTTCCCAGTGGAGGATGTTTTCTGCATACACAAGCCTGGGGTGTGAATCTTTCTTAAAAAGGGATCAACCTTGGGGAAAAGAACTGCTTGTCTGTTGTTTTTAGTCTGTCCTGTTTTCAGATAGATCCGATAGTCGCTGAGATATGTTTCACACGCCGCCTGTGTTCGATCCAACAGAGGAAGAAGCACATCAAATGCGACCCTCGGTGTTCTGTGTTCTCTCGCCCACCAGAGCAGAGCAACATCATTGACCTCCCAACGTATCGAAGATTCTCTTTTTGTATACATACACACCTCCTGTCCTTTATGTTTTTCTTTTCTTTTTCTGATATGCCTCAATATCATTCGCAAGGTCTTCTCCCGAAGTTTGTGCAAATGGGTCTTCTCCAGTAAAGAGTTTTTCAATACGAATCGGAGTCTTTTTGAGGGCATCGTGCGCTTCCGGTGGGAGTTCTTCTTTGGGGTTTGGCGTTGTTGTATAGCTTGTTTTCCCCCCTTCTTCATTGCGAGTGATCGTGATGTCGTATGTGTGTGGATCGCCCCATTTTGGATTGTTTGCAAGACTTCGGATCGCCAACATAATGGTTTTTTGCTTGAGTTCAAGAATTTGGATTCTCTTCTCTGTATAATTCCATACCGGAATCGCCCAGAAATGTTTGGGCATATCAAGCTCTCCGGTTTGGGGATTAACTTCGAGTTCACTCATAGATACCGTTTTTCCCATTGGCACACGAAAAGGTTTGCGTCCTTCGCCTACTGTTTTCCAGTATTCCATGCCCATGATGGCTGTTCCATCCTCAAATGAGCCAAGAATGCGAAACGTATTATCTCCTTCTTCTAACCGCATATAGTTTGAGGTTGAGGGAACGGTATACTCTTTTGGTAAAAAACTCATATATTCCTTTCTTAATAATAGCGACTATCTCTTCCATCATCACTGCCCATTGCCTGATGATGGTCTAGGGCGCACTGCTCGCAGAGTGGGTGCCATGCTCCACAATGTGTATCTTCTACACCACAGTGTGCGCAAAATCCCGCGAGAGGGTGGGAGATGGGAAACGTAAAATCTTCGGCTGTTGCGCCGGAGAGTTGGTCATTATAGATATTTGGCAACATAGTCTTGGACTCCTTCCTTTTTGTCGTACCACTCTTTTTCTGCATCAGCGAGAAACAACTCTGCAATATCAAAGTAAGGTGCCTCACGTTCATAGAGGGTGTTTTCGAATTGATCTTTGAGCGTGATGGTAATCCTCGGATAGACGCTGGGTTTCTGTTTCATTGGTTCCTTTCTTTGCTCAGTATCTCATTATTCTTAACTGCTGTCAATAGTACGAATAAATTGATTAAACAATACTTCCCATTTTTTCTCGCCGTTCATACCGTTTGATAATGATATATATCGTTTGTGTGGTAATCCCATATTTTCGAACAAGAGAGATCATGGGACGACCCATCTTTTTCAGTGTTTTGTAGTCATGATAGAGCGCGCGATTCCGCGCGATGTGTTCTTTGCTCATACTAAAATGCCTTTCTGGATTGCTATCTGTCGTAACCGGAGCATTGCAGAGATATGATCGTGAACGGTAAACGATGGGTGTTCTGCTGGAACAAGACGATCATGGTCTTTGGTGTGCATCCATGCTTTGGCTGACATAATCGGAAGGTCTTTCGGTTCGCGGGATAGGGAGATCGGTTTCAGTGCAAAGAAATAGATCGGGAGAATCAATTGTCCATGCCCTCCTAAGTGTCGTGCAATGCCCTTTTTTAAAAACATTTGTGTAGTCGTTTCATAGATGCTCTGTTGATCGCGCCTCCGATAGAGAATACGTCTGACTTTTTGTGCTTTGAGCGCGTCAAGAATTTGTGTAGAGATTGCATACCCGTTACAAAAACGTATGACTTTTCCTTCATCCATATCCGCAAGATAGACGGGCTTCTCATCCAGATGATAAACTTTCCCCTGCGCCCGTTTGCACACTTTTCCATTAAAGGCGGTATAGAAGATAGAGAGGACGGCTTCGGTCATGATGTTTTCCTCTGCGTTCTTTTCCCCTGTTTGTCTACCAACGTCTTGATTTTGTGGAACCGGTGATCGGCGTCATATTCGTCCCAGGGGTCTTGTCTGACTTCAGTGAGCTTCAAAAACCATTGGAAGAGACGATTGAGAATGTTCATATTACGCGTTTCTTTTTTCCACAATTTGGGCAGATGACTTCTTGTGTAATATATCCATTTCCCATAAAAGATTGATACTCGTTACTTATCCATCGAAGAATAACCCATTGATGTTTACAGACTTTTTTTCGTTCTTTTTTCATAGACACCTCCGATAGGTACTCCAGTGTTTGCCGTAGCCGTTGGCAATCGCCCACATCGCGGTGCGGGTACTCTCCAGCGGATCGGTCCTGAGATCAACCGGAGAGAGCCCCATCTTTTTTCGAAACATTGTCCATGTTCCTGCCCAAAACTGAAAGAGTCCAACCGCTTTTCCGTGATCCCCAACTGCCTCGGGGTTAAATCCTGATTCGTTCTTAGCGATGCACAGTGCCAGATTTTCGGGAACGCCGTAGAGATAGGAGAATTGGACAATCAACGCGCGTGGAGTCTTGTGTGGGGCTTCCTGGGCGTGTACAACAGGAACAATCATTGTTCCCATCGGATTTAAGAGAGGTGCAGAATAATACCGATAGAGGAAAAAAATAATCGTAAGTCCCACGATCCAGAGTGCGAGGGGAACAAGGACAGAGGGGTCAGGTTTGGGAATGCGGATCACATGCAGACTTCGTTTTCTGCGGGGGTGCAGAGCAACATGATTTTCCGGAACGAGCTTGCCGTTTTTGGTGAGAAGATATTTCATATTGCTGATTCTACATCTACTGTCATTGGTTGTCAATAGGGAAACAAAAAAGCAGTTCGTCTGTCCCAATCTTCTCTCCGGGAATAACCAACTGCCCTTTGTGCGCGACTGCCTGCCAGCGTTCCGCACACCCTTATTCTACCACAACTGTTGACTTTTTGTGGAAAGAAGTTTATGCTTTTGATTGGTAGAAGGTTTGAGGTTCGTTTTTTTGTACGATCTAGATACCACATGACCCGTTGAGTCCTTCTACCAAGAACCGCTTGACGGGTCTTTTGGTAGAAAGGATGTGCTATGGACGATCTATCCAAAGCAGCGTCTTTAGCGTTTTGGCTTATCACGGAGAAACATAAGCCAAAGAATGTCGCGTGCATTATTGCGATCAATAAGTACAAACTTCCTCCGTTTTCAAGTCGAGAACCACTACGGAAAAAACTCAAAGAACTCATGACGCCGGAGTCGCTCTTTCAAGGAGGTCTATGAAAACGCGCATTGTTCATACGAAGATATGGCACGATGAATGGTTTTGCCGACTTTCGCTTTCAAGTCAACATGTGTTTCTCTATCTTTTAACGTGTCCATATAACAACATCTGTGGAAAATTTGAGTGTTCAGATCGGGTTATGCTTTTTGAAATAGGGTTGACTCAAAAACAGCTCGATCAAGCAAAAACCGATCTCCATGAACGGGTGGTGTTTTACAATGGGTGGATACGCCTCCTTCACACGGAACGGTATAACAACTATGTAACCAATCCAAAGATGGAAATTGCTCTTCAACGAGAGATTTCTTTTATTCCAGAGGAAATAAATAGAGTATTGGATGAGTATGATACTAGTATCCATACTAGTATATATACTCCTAATAATCATAAATCAATAATAATAAAGGATAAGAGTGTGAGAGAAGGGAATGTATCGCCGAAAGAAATGGAACAGATCGCAATCCAATATCGCGTTCCTTTCTCGTTTGTTCAAAGCAAGTACGATGATATGCAAAACTGGCTCAAAGCAAAGGGGAAAACGTATAGAGACTATGCTGCGGCGTTACGGAATTGGGTTAAACGAGATGCGGGAACACATAAAATCGTTTCATCATCTGTTCCCATGCCATCAGCTCATCTTACGAAAGAAGAGCAAGATGCGTTACAACGGAAGGTTGAGGTCTTGCGGGAAAAGATGACCTTGCAGTAAGTCAAGCGGGGTTTTTCGTGGTGTGGTATAGTAGGGCATGGTTTCTTTCCTCGCAGAAGTCAAAAAGGTAGATATGAAGAAATCGCTCTCCCTTGACCGTGTGTTTTCTTTGACGCTTTCGACTGATGATCCCATCCTTTTGACGATTGGGGAGTTTCCTGCGGACACCCTTGTGCGAGTGACGATTGAAAAAGAACATGTATGAAACCAAAAGTATGAATGGGTATACAAGACCATATGACACACGAATTTCATGCACTGTCACCATCAGAAAAGAAAGTTGCTGCAAAAGTCTTGAATCATCAAGGATATTCAACACGTCGCCTTGAATCATTGCTCGGCATTGATGACACGACAGCATGGCGTGCGCTTAAAGAAGCAACGCCAGAAGCATTAAAGCAGTTTGAGGTAGATTTTACCGAAGCGATTGCAGAAATGAAGCGCAAAGGCATTGGACTGGTGCAAAAACGGCTCTTAGAGCTGATTCCAAAGGAACGCCGTATTGACCAAGTGGTGAAAGCGGGAGAGTTCTTTGAAGGGAAAAGTGGAACGGGTGTCGCCGTGCAAGTCAATAACAATTTACGATCTATTGAGTTTGTCATGGATGAGGGGGAAACATCCCATGCCTGATCGTGTAGAATGCCCAGTCTGTTTTCTGTGTGAACAAAGACGGACGTGGAGCGGGAGTATAGAGCACTTTATGTGGGGAGCGGAACCTCGTGGAAAGAGTGGGCGCATGTACCATATATCCTGTTTTGATCGTATGGCAAAAATACTTACAGAAGCGCGGACAAGAAAAATTCGATTTGTGGGAGAAGAGGAAAAAATATAAGGATATGCAGATTAAACTTCATCCAGGACAATACGAGGTCGCTACCGATCTGCATCGCTTTCGTGTGTTATGTGCAGGAAGACGGTGGGGAAAATCGGTATTAAGTCGTATGATTGTATTGAAGTGGGCGCTGGAAAATCCTGGACTGTATTGGATCGTGTCGCCCAATTATAAACAGAGTAAAATGATTCATTGGAGAGATTTACAACGGGAGGTGCCACGTGAACTTATTACAAAGAAAAATGAAGTGGAGCTTAGTTTTACACTTGCTAACGGTTCGATCATTGAGCTTAAAGGCGCTGAAAATCCGGATAACCTACGTGGCGTTAAACTGCGTGGGCTGGTTATTGACGAAATTGCCTCGATTCGTTCTTGGGAGTGGCTTTGGTCAGAAGTTCTGCGTCCTACCCTTACTGACTATATATCACCGGCTGTATTTATTTCTACCCCCAAAGGATATAACCATTTCCATGATCTCTATCAAAAAGGACAATCAGCGGGGGAGTATAAAAGCTGGAGGTTCACGTCCTACGATAATCCCTATATCAAAAAAGAGGAAATAGACCAGGCAAAAAATGATTTATCAGAAGATACGTTTGCGCAAGAATATATGGCTGATTTTAGAAAGTCAGTAGGACTTGCACATAAGAATTGGGATCGAGCAATCCATGTGATCGAACCGTTTGATGTTCCACGAACATGGCAACGGGCGAGAGGATTTGATTATGGAAGTAACGATCCCACCGCCTCAGTCCGTATCGCTGTGGATACCCATGATACTTGGTTTGTCGAACGGTGTTATAAGAATCGTGCGGCCTTTATCAAAGATCATGCAACCGCGATTCTTTCTCAGGATTATGGATATGATTTTATTCCGATCTATGGAGACCCGTCTGGGGATCAGTGGGAGAAAGAGTTTTCAACGCATGGATTGCATATTACCTCGGCAAATAAAGTCGTGGGGCAAGGATTTCGTGGATGGGTGGAGTATGGTGTCGAAAAGATCAATCAGCGATTAAAACCTGTCCCAGGACATACGGTGTTTCTTCCTGATGGACGCGTGATTGAAAACGCCCCGACATTGTTAGTCCTCAATACACCAGAAAATGCCCTCTTTATTGAAGAGATTGAACATTTGCGGTGGAAAGAAACATCAACGGGTTCGACGCTTCCTCTCCTTGATGAAGGTGTTGACCCTCATGGGCATAGCGATCTTATGGCGTGTTTACGGTATTTTACGGTCAGTTACCAAACATTGGAAGATGACTCATCATTACCTGATGATACAATTTATTTTTAGGAGCGTATGATTGAAGTCCACACCGTCATTGAGCGCTGGTATGTCCAAGCGATGTATAACAACTTGAATAGTCCAGCATATGTGGATATGGTGGGTGATATGGCGCATTTGCAGACCGGCGTGTTTACGTGTACATTTAAAATTAACGACGGAACAATTTGTGATTATGTGGTTGTGGAGCAAGACGTGTATGCTGACCCTACAACACCAAAAGCTCATCAAGTTTCTCGATGATGCTATTCGCGATCAAAAGTTTGGAACGCTCTCTCTAACGGTTCTGGTCAAGCAGGGCATTCCGTTGACGGAATCGGCTCGGCTTGTGAAAATGAAGCGGAGAAAATATAAAGTTCCTGGCACATCGCTTGACAGACTGCCACGGGAGTCGTAAACTCTGTGTGATCGGAAACGAGCGTTCGTACTCGAACCCGCACCTCTATGGTGGCGGGTTTTTTTATGAGGATTTTTATGACAGATCAAGCAAAAACACTTCTTTCCCGCTATGATGCTGCGGACACGTATCTTGAATCGAAACGTACAAAATGGACGGATTACGAGAAACTCTTTACCAATGAACTCCAGGATAGTGTGTCTGTTCTTACCAAAAGCGATATTTTTGACCCCGTGTTATCAACGATGCAGATTGAGCGTTCCTGTCGTGTGATGGCACAATTGATGGTGGGGAAATATAAGAACATGAGTAAAGATGATGAGGCATCTACAAAACTCATGAACCTCACGGTTGATCGGTATGTGATCCCGAACGCAATCTCTCAATTTGATTTTCTTACAAAATGCAGAATGATAGACCTCTACTCCAATATCTATGGGAATATGTTTGCGTTTGTTGACTGGGTGGTCAAAGACAAAGGATATGTTGGTCCGGATATGTGGCTCATCAACATTCGCGATGTGTTCCCTCAAGTTGGCGCTGTTTCTCTGGAAGATTCTGATTATGTCATTATCCGCTCATGGAAGTCGTTGGAGTGGTTCCGTTCCATTCAAGATGTTGAGGGATACAAAGACGTGGAAAAAGTGATTGCAACATTCTCTGATCGTGCGGGAGAAAAAGAAACACGGAGTTTTAAGGATAAAGGAGCACGAGAGTACCATGAGTATCAAGATGCTATCTCCGCAAAGAAGTCAGGGTTTTTCAAAGTCCTTTCCATGTACGAGCGCGATCGGTGGGTAGACTATGTTCCAGGGGCTGATGTGGTCATACGCGATATGGACAATCCCAACGATGATGGAGAACTTCCAGTGGTATGTAAGTATTCCCTCCCGCTTCTCGATGATTTTATGGGGATGGGAGATAGTGAGCGTGGAAAGAGTCAGCAAATGGCACTGAATGGATTGTGGAATCTCTACGCTGGTGCAATTAAAATGTCTATTTTCCCACCCGTCATGCTTGATAAGAATGGGATCGCGGCGATGAGTTCCATTAAATGGGGACCGGCAGAAAAATGGCTTGGAAAGAATGCAAATTTTGCCAATGTCCTTAATCTTACTCCACAAGGCGTGAATACCTTTAACAATACGCATCAAGCGATTTTAGGATCATTGCAAACCCAGTTTGGAACATCATTTACGAATATGTCTTCTAGTGATAACACGCAGATGGGGAAAACTCCTCAGGCGCTTAAAATGCAGATTGCCCGTGAGGGGGCGAGAGATTCCGCAGATCGTTTCTATATGGAGTCGTTTTTGTCTAAAGTCATGAAGCGATTTGCTCATCTTATTACGAAAAAACAACCAAAAGCGCTCCAAATTCGTTTGTTTAAGGAAGAGATTGATGAATTGATGGCAGAATACCCAGAGTTTCAACAGCAATACGATGAAAAAACAGGGAAGATTAAAATTTCAAAGAGTCAGTTTACGAACTGTTTGTTTGATTATGAAATTGTGTCGGGATCAACATTTGTTGCAGACAAACAAGAGCAACAAGCGAATCTTTCTGCAATGCTTGCACTTCTTACCCAGGGGATAGCGCTTAATCAGCAAGGACAGGCAACGTCTCCATTGATTGAACGGATGAAACAAGAGGGGCGTGAAGTGAATGTGTCCGAACTTGTAACGAGTATTCTCTCGAATTCTGGCGTACAGGGATGGGATAAGATTCTTCCCGATGCAACCCATGGAGATAAACGGGGGTATCAACTGGAGCAAACATTACAACAGCACGCGCAACAGTTTCAGCAGGTGATGCAACAAATGACACAACAACAGGGGATGAACCAAATACCAGCGCAACCGGATCAGATTCAGCAGATGGGGCAAGCACCACAACAGACAGGAGGGCCACTTGGGTAAACCTGTTCCAACCGCTATTCACACAGATTATTTTAAAGATTTTCGAGCATCTTTTGTGGCAAAGGAACCCACGACCACGGATGAAGCGATCAAAGAGGAACAGTGGATTGGTGATCTTTCCAAGACACAGGGGTGGCCATATTTGAAGAACTATATTGTTGGATTGACAAGTTTCGTTGATTCCTTGGTGCGGAGTGCGATGGAAGCGGGAGCAACTCGAGAAGAGATTGGAGAACGGGCGATCACTGCGGAGATTGTAAAGAAGTATCTCATACAAGTCATAGAAAAGGTTGAGAATGCCAAAGATGCCAGTGAACACCAGTCCGTTTGAGTCTGATGAGGAGGAGTCAGTCCAACCGGAAACACAGACCTTTAACACAGAAGATATGCGGACGTTTTCTCCAGGACGACACACTTGGAGGCAACAAGGACCGTATTTAGTTTGTCGAGCGTGTGAGTTGCATCATGCGATATATATCGGCATGGATAAAATCATGATCGGAGAAG